GCACATAGTTAAACCTTGGTTAATATGTTTTCGTTTTGAATTTTATTTTGTTCTATAAGAAATCGGATTACAGAGCGCTGTCCGTAATAATAGACGAGCGCGTTTTGAGAAGTGCCGTAATCAAAGTCATCCCGTAAAGGAAAAACTTCTTCTAACTTCTTGATAAAATTAGTGGAAACAGCAGGAAAAGCATCGTTATTGTCCATATTAGTCCACCTCCTTCTTACGTTCCAGCATACCTAAAGCGATTGAACTGTAACCAATTAAGTCATTAAAGATGTCCGCTACGGTGTCTCCATTAGTCTCCAAAGAGAGACCTCCGTTACAGAAAGCCTTGAGCCTTTGCATCTTATCGCCCATACGAAGTGATAGTCCGATGAGTGGGTCTACCCCAAAATCATCTGCTTCATCGAAGTTAGCAAAAGGATTAGAAGTGAAGGAACCACCTGTGTAGTCATCATTCTTCTTCTTGGTTAGCTTAGAGATACGATTGAACTGTTCAGCTTGGAAGGCAAACCACCACTCCTTGTTGTGAGTAGCGTGAGCTTGTATGCTCTCTTCGGCTTCGTAGCTGATGGATATACCGAGCCACTCCGCTAGAGCGTGTTCTGTTTTAGCTCCTTTGGAATACTCCCAGCCTTTCAACATATACATATGTGATGCGGTTCCAATAACAGCAACAAGGTCAATCATCGCGCACTCGCGTACGCATAGCTCTCCTATCTCAATGCCTAGTTCAGCGGCGTGTGTCCTGCTTAGCGCGGCAGGGTTAATAACATTAAAGCCTTTTTCTTTAAATTTAAAAGAAGCGGCGTCGAAAGCAGGGAAGTTGTATTCTTCAATGCCTGTCATAGGCCCAGCAATATAAATCGTCTGGTCACTTACATCTATTTTGTAGGGGGTTGCCATAATATAATTTTTCCGTCTTTAAAGTTGTCTTTTCTAAGAATGTAAGCAAGACGAGCGATGAGGAGCGCGTCCTCTTCTGTCATGTCTTTGCTTTCATATATTTTAACGACGCCTTTCCAGTTCCAGCCGTGTTTGTCTAAGAGCTTTACAGCGGTCTTAGGCCCAACACCTTTGATACCTTGGTAGCCATCGGTTGTGTCACCCATCAATGTTTGGATGAGGTGGTTATTGTTAGCCTCTTTTTCTGTGAGAGTAGTTAATTCATCACGGAGGTAATTGTACCAAGTGATGGGTAGAGTAGCAAAGTCCTTGTCACCGCTGAGAGCAATGGTGTTCTTAGGGTCTTGCGTACACATAATGCCGATAAGGTCATCAGCCTCCATATTATTATACATCATAAACGTGTGGCGTTTACGCATTTGTTTCTTCAGTTCGGCTAATGCTAAGGGCTTACGCTTGCTCTTACGGTTGCCTTTGTAGGCAGGAAAGAGTTCATAGCGGAAGTTAGTCTTAGGACTGAAGACTACGAAGTAATCCTCAGTGTTAAACTTCTTGCACATAGACTCAATAAAGTCGTCACAATAAGCGAGAGAAGCGTTTACGTCCGTGTGTAACGTCCATACAGCGTCCTCCCATTTAGTCTCTACCTCGTTACTGAAGGCGGCTCGGTAGGCAAGCATATCGCCATCTAGGAATAATGTTTTCATGTTAGTGTTAGTTCAGGTTGAATGGTTTTGATACGCTCTTGAGCTAAATCAAAATACTCCTCGACTTTTTCAATGCCGATGAAGTTGCGGTTAAGTTTCTTAGCTATTTTGGCTGTAGTGCCAGAACCAAGAAAAGGGTCGAACACTAGGTCGCCTTCGTTGCTCCAAGATATAATATGGTCGTAAGCTAGTTGTTCTGGAAAAGGCGCAGGGTGTTTTTGTTTTGTTTCCCCAGCATATTGCCAGATATTAGGCAACTTACCGCCTCCTATGTTATAAGTCCCTTTTTTGATGCTACCGTCTTTTTGTCTCCTAGTTGTTTTACCTACTGCTCCTGTTTTTGGGTAAGTTTGAATTTCCCCATGTGTGTTTTTACCTTTTGAAAATACGAACATATATTCAAACGACTGTCCGTACCTGTGAGATTTATGAGGCAATCCAGAGCCAAACTTCTGGTATATCATGGTATCGTTAAGAGAGAAGCCTACATCCATAGCGTACAGCGCTTGCTTGAAACTGGTTCCAGTCTCACTTCCTTTAATAGTAGCGTCTCCAACTATCCAAACAACGACTCCTCCTTGCTTTGTCACTCTAAACAACTGCTCTATTACCTGCTTCCAGATGCCTTCATTCCATTGAAGACTACCCTCATAGGTTCTAAGGTTGTCGTAAGGAGGAGATGTAACCGTAAGGTCTACACTGCCTTCCTGCATCTTTTTCATTTCTTCCACGCAGTCTCCGTGTGTTAGTGTTATGTTCATACTTGTGTTAGTGTGTTTCTGACCAGTTAGTCCCAACGGAATACTCTCCGTCTAATGGGCATTTGAAACCAAGGGTTTTACCTGCCTTGGCGAGTGCTTCTACAAAACAACTTCCAAGAGCATCAGCGTCAGCTTGGTCACAGCTAAACTGAACTTCATCGTGGATATTGCCGTGTAGTTCGTAGGGTCGAGTTGCCATCTCAGAGAACTCAACGAGTGCCTGCTTCATCACCACCGCTCCTGCTGACTGTAACAACAGGTTGAGCGCAGAGTGTGCAGAGCGGCACGGTAGTCCACGTCCATCCAGACCTATTAGTTTGTTTGTCTGTTGTACTTTGTTAGCCACCGCCTCGGATAGGTGACGGATAGCAGGAGTTTTGGACATGAAAGATTGTTTAAGTTTTTTGCCGTGTTTAGAAGAACCACCAACAATAGAGCCTATCTTAGCATCACCTGCTCCGTAGAGAAAGGCGTAGATGAAAGTCTTAGCTTGGTCACGCGTCTCAAGCCCCGCCGCTTTCTGGTTAGCCGAGTGGATGTCACCTGTGAGTATTTCCTTGGCGTAAGCTCCACTGTCCCATCTGTGCAAGTAGTGAGCAAGGCAACGAAGTTCTAACCCAGAGGCATCAGCACCAACAAGCACCTTACCTTCTGGGGCAGTAAAACAAGACCTACACTCTTTGCCGTAGGGAGCGCGTCCCGCTGGCACTTGAGCTACATTTGGCTGTGAATGTGTGCAACGACCAGAGATAGCACCGTTGGTGTTTACCCTCCCGTGTATTCGTCCATCATTGTAGAGCTTGAGCCACGCTTGGTTGCCTTCTGCAACTTGTCCAAGACGCTTCGATACAAGCAAGTATTCTAAGAGCTTTAGAGCGTTAGGAGTGCCTATCTCTTTAAGCACAGCCTCATCAATCCTAGGTCGCTTGCCATCATAAGCGGCGGGTTTCCATCCTTCAGACATCAACCGCTCACATATTTGGTCACGGGAGTTAGGGTTAAAGGGTATCTCCTTGGTGCGATTAGGCCCCTTCTCAATCTCATTGGGCTTCCATCCTGCTTCGACTAAAGCTTTCTTAGTCTTGGAGGTTGTTCCGTCTGGGGCTACCCACCAGAAACTCTTGAGGGTCTCGACGCTAGGCCCAAAGGATTTAGCTAAGTCATCTCCAAGTTCCGCACGGCGAACCATAAGGTCAGAGGTAAGCTTCTCAGCCGCTTTTACGTCAAACGGAAAGCCATTCCACTCCTGTACACGCATGAGCTTAGCAAACTTATGTTCAAGCGTAAGCATACGAACATCTGGTTTCTTTTTAAGAAAATGGGCATACAAGCGGTAGGTCACGTAGGTGTCTTGCTTGCAATACTCAATCATTTCTGGAGTACAAGTAGTCCAATCCTCGGTATCACCGTGGGCGTCCTTATATACACCAATGCGTCTACCCCAAGCCTTCAGACTATGAGACCCAAGTAATGCGCGGGGAAACCCATTTTCAGGGTCACTGTAGTGCCTTTCGTAGTCACTGGTTTTTATATCTGGATACAGACAACGAGCCATGACTGCCGTGTCCAGAACCATAGGGTGCTGGAAGCCATACATCTTGTATAAAGCTGGGTAATCAAACCCAATAGAGTTATGTCCTACAATGGCGTCATACTTTTTCAGTCGTTCAACCCCTGTCAGTACGGACTCACCAGAGAACGCAATCGTTCCTGTGCTGTCGTGTATGGCTATACAGTGAACGGTCTCTAGGTCGGACAGCTTTGTCCAATCCTCAATGGCGTTCGTTTCTATATCGAAAAATGCTATACTATTCATTTGTTGGTATTAGTGTGGTTAGTGGGAGCAGGATGCCCCGTGATGTGTTATTGTCTCCTCCTCTGACGTCCCTCTTTGTTTTCTTGAGAGGCTCAATAAGTTTTTTGAGGTCTACAGTCGGAATGAAGATGATTAGGTTTTCTACAACGAAGCAGTAATAATCCGCTTCGGAACGGTCGATGCCAGAGACTTTGCCTCGTGACATATACTCAACAAAAACATTGCCCGTCTTCTTGGCAAGCATATCTTTTTTAATTTCTATTTTCTTTTCAGATAGCAATTCACCAATCTCTTTTTCAGCTACTTGTCCTACTTCAAGGTCGTGGCGGAAGTTTGAGCAATATTTCATATATTAGAAGGGGTTCTCGCAGTAATGTTCCTCAGCCATTAAGCCAGTAATTGGGTCGTAGTTGAGGGCGCAGGCGATACCTGTTTCCCCAGAGAATCTATTTTTAAGAACACGGACGAGCGTCTTGTTCTTGTTGTCTGGACACTGCCCATTACGCTCTAGTCCACAACAAATATCGGAGAGTTGAGCAATGGAGGCAGAGCCACGAAGTTGTGCTAAGCTAGTGCTTGCGCCTTCCTCATGTCCCTTACCTTCAGGGCGCTTGAGGTGGCTAACTAGAATCATTCCAATTTTAGTTTCTTCAACAAGGCTACGAAGCTTGGTCATTGTGTTATCAATAATCCTGCGCTCGTCCCCCTCGTGTAGTCCAGATATAACAATACTGAGGTGGTCAAGGACTACGTATTCAACGTCCATAACCTTAGCCATATAACGTATGTGACCGATAAGGTTGTCGCTATCCAACGAACCCCAATGGTCATACAGGAAGCAACGCCCAGAACCGACGGTAGCTTTAAAGGCTTCGTTGTATTCGTCGGTAGCTTGGAACTCTGGGTCGAGGTGTATAAGCTTCTGCATCTCAAGACCGATAATGGAGTTAGCAGTACGCTCAATGGATTCCTCAAGGGCAATGTACCCTACCTTGTGGTCAGCTTTGAGAAGGTCGTGTGCGATAATCTTACATACATGCGACTTACCTACCCCAGACCCAGCGGCAAAGGTTACAATCTCTCCACGACGAAGACCGTGAGTTAGACGGTTCAACCCTTTGAAGGGGTAGTTTACGGACTGATTGTCTTTAGGAGTGGTAAGCCTTTCATAGAGGTCAACGCCGTCCGTGATAGCGTCAGGCTTCCAAGGCTTAGCATCCCACATAGCACGAACAATCTCGGTCTGGCGTTTAGCCAACAACAACTCGTTAGGGTCTTTCATAGGAAGACGAGCTATCTTTGTCTTACCTGCTGGCAGTAGATGACTAACTTCCTCTGATGCTTTACGTCCCTGCTCATCTTCGTCAAACATAAGCACCACTGTCTCAAACTGGTCGAGCCAAGGGAACTGCGCTTTGAAGATAGACTTAGCTGATTGCGCTCCGCTTGGTAGAGATACTACAGGCCATTTACCATCGCCGTTAGCCATCGCCACGGATAGGCAATCAACCTCTCCCTCGGTTACAACGAGCATACGCCCTCCGTTAGGCCATAGATGCTGTCCGAAGAACACACTAGGTGCGCCCTTGCATTGAAAGCGTTTGTCTCTGAATCGTAGCTTCTGTGCTACTAGCTGTCCTTCAAGGTCTCTGTAGTTTGCTACGTGACAAGTCTCGCCATTATAGGTAGCGACGTGGTATCCATACTTCTTACAAATATCTTTGGTTAAACCACGAGCAGGTATATCCAGCGTGTTGCCAGTGAGGAAGCCTGTAGGTTTAGTTTCTTTAGGAGTCACAGTATAAGTATTGCCCTTTCTTGGTGTCCAAGTTCCGCAACTGTAACACTTGGTGCTTCCGTCGGTGTTTATTGTTAAGGCATCGCTTGAGCCGCAGTTTTCGCATGGTTGATGTGTTAGTTGTGATGTTAGTGTATCCATTCTGTTGGTATTGTTTTGTGAGCCCACAGAAAGCCGTGCTTGTCGCACCACTCCCCGTATGTGGTCTTGCTCTTTTTGCTGAGTGTGTTGTGTGCGTTCTGAAAGCAAAATCTAATGTCCAGTTCTGGGTTACAGTCACGCACTCGTAAGTGCTTAGTTCTATCGGCAGGTATCCAGTAACCCTTCGCTTCAATAATAATCCCGTTAGGCAATATAAAGTCTGGGGTATACGTAGCTTCCTTCGTGTATTTCACCTTCAGACTTTCGTAGTCGAAGGAAGCCCCCACCCGTTCAAGGGTGAGAGCAAGTTGAGCTTCGAAGCGCGAGCGATATTTAGAAGCCGACGCCCGACGGGGCTTCTTCTTCAAACGCTGTATCCAAGGATTCGCCATCACTAATGAACGAGCCCTCTTCCTTTCCGAAGACAGAGCCGCCACCTGCGTATTCTATTAGGTCTATTACTTGAACTGCTTTAAGGCGCAGTGTGTAGCCGAAGCCTTGAGTAGGAGTGAACCATGTGTACACTTCCGTACTTAGCTTGAGGGTTGAACCACTTCCGATGTTGGGAGCCTTGCCTAAGCGTGTGCCACTTGCATCAAAGACAGGAACAGTGAACGTTAAAAGTCCTTTAGCTGTCTGGCGTTGAGCGACTTGCTTAGCATATAGCTCATAGTCCCCCTCCTCTGTGATACGGATAGGGCTAGTAGTAGCACGTTTAAGCTTCTTGCCTTTAATGGCACACTCTGCTTCGTACTCTTTCTCTACGATTTCGGTTACTGTTTTACTAAACACATTGAAGTCATCCTCACTTACGTGAAGCTTACAGTGGTAAACTCCGTCAGTGTTAAACTTCGTGTCTGGTTCTGCTATGCGTGGGTACACTGCTGTACCCTTGGGTGTTGTCAGTATTTTACTCATTTGTTTATCTCTATTTTGGTTTTTGGTTGTCTCCGTTAGGAGAAGAAATACTTGCTATCCAACACCTCGGAGATGTCGGCGTTGCCGTAAGCTGGAATGTCTGGGAAATTT